AAGCCACTACCTGTAACAAACAAAATAGGTTTATCCCCAGCCTGGAATGATTGATCTATTCTGAGCAGAGGCTCGGTCCCAGAAGAAGATACGTGTAATTTCGCTTGAGGACTGCCTACTCCTATACCTACGTTCATAGTGGCGGCAGTATCAGCAATAATTACATCCCCAGAGTTTGTCCCTGGGCGTAAGAAAATATTTTCAGCACCTCCAGCAATTGGAATGTGAGATGAGTTTACTGAACCTTGGAATCTTGCTTCGCCGTCAACAAAGAGGGTTGCCGTTCGCTCAACGTCTGCGGCAATAGTATCACCGCCAGGACCAACGCCTATTTTTCCTATAGCAATGTGTCCTGAGCCCGTCATGTTCCCTGCAAAAAATACACCCGCTGAGGAAGAAAGCACACCAGCAGATGCAGAAACATCACCAGCAGCAACAACCAAGTCACTTCCATCAAAAGAAAGATTAGCTTCGCCATTGATAGTATTAGAATTGACAGAGGTTATAACTCTGTTGTCGCCAGCATTGGTATATGTAGAAACAGCGCCTCCACCGCCACCGCCTCCGCCAGTGACAGCAGAACCATTAAGAGTCAA